ACTGTCAATGCTGCAAGTGTGACTGGTGATGCCACTTCTGTTTTACAACCTTACTTAACAACCTTATATATAATAAAAACATGAGTAATTACGAAGCGACAAAATATAACTACGATGGTTCTAACATAACAAGTGTTGAGGGAGTAAATACTGGTATTATTATACCTTGGAGTTCAGCATCAATACCGAGCGGTTTTTTACAATGTGATGGATCAAATGTTTCAAGAAGCACTTACTCTGCCCTTTTTGCTGTTGTTGGAACTGTTTATGGAGCTGGTGATGGTTCATCAACTTTTGGTTTACCTAATTTACAAGATCGATGTGTTTTAAGTAAATCTAATAACAAAGCTTTAGCCTCTACGGGTGGAGCAGAAAATGTAACTTGTAGTGGTAATGTATCGGTGACCGCTGCAGCAGCTAATGCAACTTTATCTACTGCTCAATTAGCCTCACATTCTCATAGTGGTGGTGCTGTAAGTAGTGGTTCTCGTAGATTTGCGGATGCTGGAAGTAACGTTGGCTCAGGTAGTACAGGCTCCGCAGGTTCAGGCTCAGGTCATGGACATAATATTACTGTTAACTCCTCAAGCTTCACAGGGGATGCAAATTCTGTTTTACAACCTTATTTAACAGTGGTATATATTATTAAAACTTAATTAAAGGAGATTTTTGTGAAAAAAGGAAAATGGACAGTGGTTTTTGATGATAAAATGATCATAAAAAATTGTGATGATTTTGCGACTGAGGGTCGTGCTTACGCATTTACAGATTCAAGCCATGACACATTGTGGAATGATACTAAATTCTCAAATGTGTGGGCGTTTCAGTGGAGTGATGATGATGATACAGATCAAGTTGAATATAGAGATACAACTCCTCATTCGTCTTACGATGCAAATGTTTTTGGAAACTTTGCCACACAATTTAAAAATATTTGGGACGCAAAACATTTGAGCACACTGCAAGAGGAGTGGGATGCAGATAATGTTGCTGATGAAACAGAACAAGAAAAAATAACTAGATTAGGTGCTAGACCAACTTCATACACATCACTCTAATGTCGATTGATATTAAGAATTCGATTGGAGTAACTGACAATCTAATTACTGAACAAATGTGTTCTGAGGCTATAGATTATTTTAAAGGAAAACAAAAATTCAAAGAAGTTTTTGATAGATTTGAAGCTGAAGGTTCTCCGTTTTTAAAAAAAGATGATACGGCTTGTAATTTAGATTCAATTAATGTTGATCAATGGTCAGCACCATTAAAACCAATTTTTTTAAATTTTTTTCAAGCATGGGCATTTTATAGATCAAAAACAGGTATAGATACTTTTTACCCTAATGGCTATCACATAGATATTCCTAAAATTCAAAAAACAGTTCCTGGTGGTGGCTATCATATTTGGCATATTGAACATGCTGAAACTTTAGCAATGGTGTCCAGAGTTATGTTTTTTATAATATATTTAAATGATGCTTTTGAAGCTGGAGAAACTGAGTTTCTTAATTTAAAACAAAGGGTCAAACCTAAAACAGGAAGAATTATTTTAGCACCAGCTCATTATCCTTATGTTCATAGAGGTAATCCTCCTATAAATGGTACTAAATATATAATAACAGGATGGATACATTGTCTTCACAAATAGAGTAAAGTCGACTATACTTAAGAAAACAACATTAGAAAAAAAATGCCCTTAATTAAAGCACAATTTAAAGCAGGTATTAACAAGCAAGTAACACAAACTGCTGCTGCAAATTTGTGGACAGATGCTGATTTTGTCCGGTTTCGTTATGGAGAACCTGAAAAAATTGGAGGGTGGAGACAAGAAACAAGTGATACTCTTGTAGGTGTTGCAAGAGATATGCACATTTGGGCTGATTTAGAAGGCAAAAGATATATTGCTATTGGAACTCATAAAGGTCTTTTTATTTACTTTGATGGTGCTTTTTATGACATTTCACCTTTAGGAACTACAAAAACATCAGGTACACTAACAACAACAAATGGTTCTGCTGTAGTGACTATTAATTTAGCAGGTCATGAATTTATAAAAGGAGAAATTATAGAATTTTCTGGTGTAACAATTCCAGGCAGCGGCACCAGTTTTACCTCTACTAATTTTACGAGCACAAAATTTGAGGTTACAGAAGTTGTAAATGCAAATGCATTTAAGGTCACTATGGCTACTACAGAAACAGGCACTGGACTTACAGCTGGAGGAGGTATATCTGCTACACCTTACTTAAGAGTTGGTAATGCTACTGAAGTAGTGGGCTATGGTTATGGCACTGGTCTTTGGGGTGGTGATGTTGAAAATGAGGCTTTCACGACACTTAATGGTGCTCTTTTAGATGACAATAATGGTACTGGTGGATCTGGTACAAGTATTACTTTGACTGATGCTTCTTCTTTTCCTTCTTCTGGAACAATATTAGTTGGAAGTGAATTAATTACATACACAGCTAAGTCTTCAAACGATTTACAAAACATCACACGAGCGGCTTTAGGTTCAACAAGGTCTGCTCATAGTGATGCAAGCACAGTAAATAATGCAACAGATTATGTAGGTTGGGGTCAAGCTTCTAGTTCTAATCAAGTTAGTTTAGAGTCAGGGTCATGGAGTCTTGATAATTTTGGTCAAATATTAATAGCTACAATTAAAAACAACAAAACTTTTGAGTGGGATCCAAGTGTTACGAATGCACTTACAACTAGAGCAACTGTATCTTCTGGTATGCCCACAGCATCTGTTCAAACAATTATTTCTGATAGAGATAGACATGTAATTCATTTAGGAACAGAAACAACTATTGCAGATACAACCACCCAAGATTTTATGTTTATTCGCTTTTCTGATCAAGAAGCAAGGGGCACATACACACCAACTTCAATTAACACAGCAGGAACATTTCAACTCGATTCAGGTACAAGAATAAAAGGAGCTGTTAAAGGTAAGGATTATATTTTAATTCTGACGGACACTTCTGCATATAGAATGCAATTTGTAGGTCCTCCTTTTACTTTTTCTATAACACAAGTAGGTTCAAACTGTGGTGCAATAGGTCAGCACTCAGCAGTGTTTGTTGATGGTGCTGTTTATTGGATGGGTAAATCAGGTGGTTTTTTTGTTTATGATGGTACTGTTAAACGATTACCTTGTTCGGTTGAAGATTTTGTTTTTTCAAATGTAGATCCTGATGATTTAGGTATTAACTACGGAGCTGGTGATCTTGTTTTTTGTCAATACAATTCTTTATTTACTGAAATAAATTGGTTTTATCCAAAAGCAGGATCATCACAAAATGATCGAAATGTTACTTTTAATTATAGAGAAGGTGTTTGGTCGATAAGTTCTTTAGATAGAACAACTTATTATGATAAAACAATTTATGATCAACCTTACGGAACTCAATATAATTCTAGTGGTGTGCCAACATTTCCAGTAATTACTGGGGCAACTGCGATAAATGGTTCTTCAATTTTATATGAGCATGAAGTTGGTGTAGATCAAGTTGATAGCACAGGTGCAAAAACAGCTATACCTGCGTTTATTGAATCTGGAGATTTTGATGTAAGCGATGGCGCAAGTAGTGGTGAATTTTTTATTAAGATAAGACGCTTTATACCAGATTTTAAAGTATTATCGGGGAATGCGAAAGTAACTATAAACTTAAAAGATTTTCCATCTCAGACTGAGACATCATCAAGACTTGGTCCGTTTACAATTACCTCCTCAACAAATAAAGTTGATACAAGAGCAAGAGCCCGTTTTGCTTCTCTCAAAGTAGAGAATGAAGGTACTGACGAAAATTGGAGGTTTGGTTCTTTTAGGGCTGATGTACAAGCGGATGGTAGAAGATAAATGGAAAAATTTAATCCATTTAATGATTGGTTTTTTAAAACAAAATTAGAAGTATCAGAGCAGGAAAAAGAACAGATTAAGGTTTTATTGAAGGGCATAAATTCTTGTTTTAAAATAAAAAAAAACCAACCACTTACATCATATACACAACCCAATATCCTTGATTTTCCTGTTATGAAAAATTTAAGAAAAAAAATAACTGACATTTTAGATCCTATGAATTTAACGTTGACTAATAGCTGGGCACAATCATACATCAATAATAAGGGTCATAATCCTCATACACATTTTGGTTCAGTTTACAGTGGCATAATTTACGTTGTGGGTAAAGAAAATCCAACAATGTTTTTACATCCTCTAGGTGATAATGTAGGGTGCAGTAAAAGATTTAATTCAAATTATGAACATCCAATTGAAGAAAATACACTTTTATTATTTCCAAGTTTTATTACGCATTATGTTGAAAAGCATACTTTTA